TTGCAGATTTGGTGCCGACACGGTGCCGACACCAGCACCGTGGATGCACACGGTGGGTGCTGTCGTATGCCAAAGATCACGAAGCGGTTTGTCGACGGGCTGAGCGTCGCAAACGCCGGCCGCATAGTGCGAGACGACGACCTGGCCGGCTTCGCTATCCGGCGCAACAATGATGGATCGGTCACTTACCTCGTTGAATACCGCGCCGGTCGCGGGCGCTCGTTTCCAACGAGACGGATCTCCCTTGGTCGCCACGGCGCGCTAACGCCGGATGAAGCCCGGAGAGCGGCCAAGCAGATGCTGGCCCGCGTTGCCGGCGGCGAAGACCCGGCGGCCGAGCGTGCAGGCCGGCGCCGAGAGCCAACGGTGCGCGATGTGCTGATCACGGCTCTGGAACAGCATTGGAAGCCAAAACGACGCGCGAGCACCGCGAAGGTGTTCGAAGAGATGATCAACCGAACCCTGATCCCGGCGTTTGGCGCGATCCGAGTGACGGACCTCTCGCGTCCCCAAGTTCGCGGCTGGCACGCCGCTCAGACCCACCGCCCCCGTGCTTCGAACCACGAGCTGGCGGTGCTCCGGAAGGCTCTCTCACTGGCGATCAGTGATGAGTTGATCGTCGACAATCCAGCCCGCGGAATTCCACTTCACCCTGAGGGATCGCGCGATCGCATTCCGAGCGATGAGGAACTTCGTGCGATCTGGCTGGAGCTTAGCGGAACGGCACTGCGGCTTGAGGCCAGGACGCTGATCAAGCTGCTCATTCTGACAGGCTGCCGGACTGGTGAGTGGCAGACAGCGCGGTGGAGCGATGTCGACCTTCAGCGTGGAATCCTAAGCCTGCGTGCTGAGAACGCGAAGGCAGGCGGCAGACACGTCCCGCTCTCAGAACCAGCCTTAGCTCTCATAGGCGCCCTGCCCCGCCGCTCCGACTTCATCCTCTGCAACGATGTCGGCAATGGCCCGATCACCAAGGATGTTATTCGCCGAACGTGGGAAGCGGTGCGGGGTAAAGTCGGCGCGCCCGACCTACGCCTTCATGATCTCCGCCACGGCTTTGCGACGAGGGGCGCATCATTGGGAGCCAACGCCCTGATCTTGCGTGACGCTCTAGGTCACAAGACCCTGGCGATGACTGGACGGTATGTTTCTCGACAGAATAGCTCAGTAAAGACACTATCTGACAATGTCGCTAGCGAGATCCTGCGCATCACAGCCGTTACAGAAATCTCAAATGTCTAAGGTAGAACTCCCTGCCGATATAGAAAACAGCAAACTTTCTGCTTTGCTCGCGAGCTGTTTCGAACGGGAACTAACCCCCGAATTTCTGACTCAGACTGCTAACTCAATCCGCGTCATGTGCGCTCAGATACGCGCGGACCTAGTTTATGGCGTCTACGATTTACATAACGACATCAACGCGGACACGACTAGAGCAAGCGTCCGCGAAAGCCCTAAAAATGCTCTCCTGCGTCTTCGAGCAGTAGCGCGGAAAAGCAGCAAAAGTGGCGAATGGCAGGAGTTCGTGAAGGCTTGGGCCTCAGTTCCTTCCACAGTTCATAAGAGGATTTGGAGCGCCGCGCCTGCACGATGGAACGTTCTTCAGCAAACCGCGCCCGAGAACTTTGTGGCTTTTCAGTCGGCGAAAGTTGCGTTTCTTGCACCTCGGCCAGGAATTGCGCTCCCGTGGATTGAAGACGCATTGCTCCTAATTCAAAAAGGACGAACTGGGCAGCAATCCCGAACAGACACTGACGAGCTTATCGTATATCTAATTGCGATCTATCGTGCCGTCAGCGGTGATAACACATGTCGCACGTACTCAGATGAGAACGGGTCATCTGGCGGACTTCACAACTTCATCTTGACAGTCTCAACCGGCGTAGACATCGGCGTCGACCAGCAAGGTCGCCAGCGCATCCTTTTGGGGGCTACCGACGAGCGTAGACTTAGGCGCATCACTCGGGAGGTGCGTGCAGGCAACCGATTATATGAAGCCTACACAAAACAGCAGGCCATACTCTTCGGTCAGATCGCACGTATGACAAAGCTCCCATAAGCGCCCTTAGCTTCATATAACAGCATCACCGAACATGCTCGGACAACTCCACGGGAGCCCGAGCCAATGTCAGCAAAGAGCGTTGAAGAGGCCGCCCAATATCTACGGGTAAGCGTCTCTTTTCTGAACCATTCTCGCATCCGAGGCGACGGTCCGGCCTTCTACAAGATGGGTCGCCGCGTCCTCTATGAACCGGCAGATCTCGATCTCTGGAAGGAGACTCGACGCCGCCGTTCCACGTCTGATCTCAATCAGGAGGCAGCGGCAGCGTAATGCCCCAGAACGTCAAAACCCCCGCCGGCCAGGGCGAGGGCTTTGGAAGAATTGTCGCTTCGCAGGCAGACATCCATTCCATAGCACCCTCCCTCCTCGAAATCCAGATGCGGCGCCTTCGGGCTCGCTACGGCCTGAGCCTCGCTCACGCCAGCGTTGTTGCCGAGCAAGCCTATGCGGTCCCTGAGACTTGGGGGTGCCGCGTATGACCCCCGCTCAGGCACAGGCCCTTAGCAAAGGGCTCGACCGGGTACGCGCGGCTGACGACCTGTTCTTCAAGCGCCACCCGCATCAGCACGACCGCATCCGCCGCGCCTACGCCGAGGAGATCGAGCTGGCCCGATATCGCGGCATCATCACCAAGCCAATTCCGGACTGCATCCGCGTCTTCGTTGGCGTGCGCTCCAGCAGCCCGAACGGGAAGGTGATCGGGTTCCTGGCCGCCGACACCGAGACGGACCTGAGCCAAGAGGATGCAGCGATGATGTTTTGCGTCCTCAAGAGCCATTCCGACGAGACCCTGAGCAAATTTGCCGCGCGGAAGCGTGCGGTGCCTTCGTCCTCAAAGACTGGAGGCGTCGCATGACTGCCCACCAGACCCTCAGTCCGACTGACCTGCGCCTCGCCATCCGTGCTCGCGGCTTCCACCCGGTGCCTGTTTCCGGTCCGGCCATGAACGTGCCGTCCGCTGGAAAGCGCCCCATGATGCCTAAATGGGAGCAACGCTGCCTCAACGCCTCACTGGAAGAAATCAGGCGCTGGGGAATTTCAGAGCCCGCCTGCACGAACACTGGCTTGCTCTGTGGTCTCCTCGTCGGCCCGGATATCGACGTTCTCAACCCGGAACTTGCCGGAGCGATTGAAAAGCTGGCGCTAGATCGACTTGGCCCGACTCCCCTCAGGCGCATCGGGCGGGCGCCGAAGGTGCTGCTCGGCTATCGAGTGGCTGTGCCTGTCGACAAGATTCAGACAAAGGAACTCTTCTTCACAGACGACCCTAGAGAGAAGGGCACGAAGGTCGAGGTGCTCGCGCGGGGCCAGCAGTTCGTCGGCTTTGGCACGCACCCGGACACCCAACAGCCCTACAGCTGGGACGACGCCTCGCCGCTCACCATCAACTTCGACGAGCTGCCCGCAACGACAGAGGACGCCCTTCGCCAATTCGTGGTGGAAGCCGAGGCGATCCTGCGCGCAGCCGGTGCTTTGACCCGCGCCGAGCGCAAGCAGGAGATCCGGAAGCGCGAGAGAGAGAACAAGACCCGCGAGGCTAAGGGCCGGAAAACTGCCGGCTTCGGTTTGCATGAAACGCCTGATCGCGAAACGATCGCAGAGGCCTTGGAGCACCTCCCCAACGACTTCGACTATGACGGCTGGGTCCAGATCGGCTTTGCCCTCTACGATGGCTTGGGCGAAGGAGGCCGCGATCTGTGGGAGTGGTGGTCGGCGACCTCGCCAAAGGATGATCCTGGTCTGACGGCCAAGAAGTGGTCGAGCTTTGCCGGCGGGCACTCGGTCAAGATTGGCACCCTGTTCTGGCACGCCTTGCAGCATGGCTGGAGGAGCAAGGGGCGCTCAAGCGCACCGACCCACAATCGCGCTGAAAGGGAGGCTGGCGAAGAGGCAGAGCAGGACGAGAACGACGATCGTCCGACCGTCTTCGTTGTGGCTGGGAAAACGCCTGAAGCTGCCGACCGGGCGGAGGCTCTGCTCCTCGAATCCGGTGTTTGCGTCTACTCCCGCGCCGGCACCCTGGTGCGGCCCATCACGGAGTCGGTTCCTGCCTCGAAGGGCCGGATGACTCAGGTCGCGCGCCTGAGTTCGCTCTGCACGACCAGCTTGTCCGACATCGCGGCGCGTAAAATCCGGTTCCAGAAGTACGACAAGCGCGAGAAAGACTGGATCAACATAAATCCGCCGATTGAGCTTCTCTCCACACTCCTGAAGCGGGAAGGCGAGTGGGGCTGGCCACCGGTCTCAGGGGTGATCACGACCCCGACGCTTCGGCCCGACGGGTCGGTGCTCTCCCGGCGAGGGTACGATCCAGAAACGCGCCTCTTCCTAGCGCTCGACCCGTCTTTTCATCTGCCGCCACTTTCAGAGCACCCGACCAAGACGGATGCCCTGGCCGCGCTGCTCTTGCTGGAGGCTCTGCTCTCCGGCTTCCCCTTCGTCACCCCGGTCGACCGCGCTGTGGCATTGTCGGGCATTCTGACGGCGGTGGTGCGCGGCACGCTGCCGGTGGCGCCGCTACATGCCATCCGGGCGCACAGTCCCGGCACGGGTAAGAGCTTCCTAGTGGATATCGCGTCGGCCATCGCCACCGGCCGGCTTTGCCCGGTGATCGCCGCCGGCAAGACGGAAGAGGAGACCGAGAAACGCCTCGGCGCTCTGCTACGCGACGGAGTGGCGGTGGTCTCGATCGATAACGTCAACAGTGAACTCGGCGGCGACATGCTCTGCCAGATGACGGAGCGCCCTCTCGTGCGGGTTCGCATCCTCGGCAAGAGTGAAGCCCCCGAGATCGAGGTGAAATCGACCACGTTCGCTACGGGCAATAACCTCACCCTTGTTGGCGACATGACCCGCCGAACGGTGCTGTGCACCCTCGACGCCGGGATGGAGCGCCCTGAGCTGAGGGTGTTCGACTTCAATCCTGTGGAGCGCGTGCTCGCCGATCGCGGCACCTATGTTGCGGCAGCCATGACGATCATCCGAGCCTATCGAGCGGCCGGGCTTCCGAGCGTGTGTGGTCCCATCGGTAGCTACGAGGAGTGGTCCGAGGCAGTTCGGGCTCCCCTCATCTGGCTCGGCCACGCCGACCCAGTTTCCAGCATGGAGACGGCTCGTGAGGAAGATCCAGAACTGTCCGCCATCCGCGAGTTGTTCACCCATTGGCAGGAGCACCTCTCGCGGTCATCCGGCTACACCACCAACGCGATCATCAAGGCGGCCTGCGAGAAGCGAGCTGGCACGAACTACGATTACGGCGTGCAGGAGTTCGTCGCTCCCGAGTTCCGAGACCTATTGCTGCGACAAGCCGGTGACGGCGGTGCCGTGAACAGCCGGCGCCTGGGCAAATGGCTCTCGCGGATTAAGGGCCGAGTGGTCGACGGTCACCGGATTGAAATGCGGGAAGACAACAGCAACGGGAACAGGTTCTCGCTCTCTAAAATCGGGGAGCGCAACGATGATCCGCATTTTTAGAGCTGGCGCCCGAGTTTTAGGGGTTTCAGGGGTTTTAGGGGTTTGTTTCAACCGACGCGTGGAAACTGTCAGTGAGATTACGCCGCCTGTAGACGGGCCACCCCCCCCAAGCGCTTGCGAGTGTGTGCATGACAGTTTGGCTGGAGCGGTCAAAACAGACCCCTTAAACCCCTCAAACCCCTATTCGCTGGGGCAGGCGCCCCGCCGTGCTGCGCGCACCAAGCCCCTCACCCTCGGCGTCGGAGGTCCTGTTCGGCTGGTGACGGCTGACGAGATCCGATTCGGCCATCTCACGCATCGCAGGTTGCCAGGCCAGCCGCATGGCGTGCCGATCTGGGAGTTCGGCCGATGATCCCGCCCGATCCACTACCCGAAGGCACAGCCATGACTGACCGGGCCAACGACCTCGCCCGCTACCTCGTCGTGGAAACGGCTCGCCGCTCCACGGCGCTGCAGCAGCACTTCATTGAGGCGCTTCCCGAACCCGAGTGCATCGCCGAACCATCCCCGCTCCCGCCGCCCGGCTCCTGGCCCACGCTCGCGCCGGACGAGATCGCCTTGGGCTTCCAGGCTGCAATCAACGTAATCCGCAACGCCGGCTTCCCTGCCGAGGCCGCTCAACTCTCCGTTCTCAGGGAGGTGCACGGCCATGGCTGAACCGCAGAAGGGCATCCCGGACCCGACGCTCTCAGCGCTGCTCGATGAAGCGGAAGCGATACAGGCTCGCATTCGAGAGTACCTCGTTGCCTGCGCAGCACCGCCCGTTCAACCGTTGGACAATTGGAACAACTGGCCTGCTGACGCTGGCCACGCGGATCATGTGAAGCCATCCAAGATGGCACGCCGCGAAGGCTGCTCGGTCACAACGATCACGCGACGCTGTGAGCCGAAGGCGTCGGCAAGAAGTACGATGGCAAGCATTGGCGCGTTTCGCTTTGGCGCAATGAAGCCTGGAAGAAATCCAGCTCAAAATAACGACCTGCTGCATTGATTGCAGCAAATGCAGCGTTGCGCGTGCACGACTTGCTGCCTTTAATCATCTAACGACGTTGGAGCAGCCGAGATGATCGCGCCAGCGGCTCCGTGAGACAACGGGAATTCGGCCTGCGAGCTTCAACGTTTAGGCGTCAAATCGTTCAAGGCCGATGTGAGCCGCACAGAATTTGGGATGAACGGGCGAATGTTGATGAGAGCACCCAAGCGTCCGAAGGAAAAGGCTGCCACTGCTGGCAACAACGTCGAGGATCTTCGTCGTGAGCTTGCGACGGTCGATGCCGAGCGCGCGGACGCGATCCGCACGCGTTGCGATCTTGAGGACGGCCGCGCCGATACCGTTGAGGCCGGCGACTTGGACGCGCTTGAGGCGCTGGACCGGGACATTGAGCGGGCCAAGCGCCGAATCGACATTGCCGAGAGCCGCCATGCTCGCATGACGCTCGATCTGCAAGCCGCCGAGATCGAGGCCGAACAGACCCGCCGCCGCGCCCTGCGCGCCGAGGCCGAAGCCGCCATGGCTGAGATGCAGCGGCTGATCCAAGAGGAGTACCCGCCGGCCGCTATAAAACTGGCAGCGCTCCTGAACCGCGCCAAGGAACTCCGCACAGTCGCGATCCGCGCGAACAACGAGCTGCCTGAAGGCGCCGAGCCTGTCTCGACCATCGCCGAACCGGAATTCAATGGCCGTTGGCTGAAGGACTCCAAAGACCTGACGGTCGAGCGGACTTACTACGTCAACAAAACGACCGGACATCGCGCCGGCCCGCATGATTGTCCGATGCTTCATAGCGAGCGCGGCAAGTGGGATGCTGTCACGGAAACTGTTGAGCTACCACGTCCGATTTATCCTGACGTCCCGCATCAGTCTGTCGTGGACTTCACCAACCTGCCTGGTCTGAAGCGCGACGCGTACATCTACGGAGCCCCGTTCTGGGGCCAGCCGCGAGCCTAAAAGGACCAACTATGTTTTCCGAAAAAGCATTTCAGGACTGGAAATCACGGCAGGGTGCTGTGGCCGAGCGCGAGCGTGCTCGCATCCGCTCTGAGATCGAGGCCGAAGTGGACGGTGCTCTGGATGAGATCCGCACCAGGACCGAAGTCGAGCGCAGCCGCGAGAACTTCCTGCACGCGACTCGTCATGCCCGCGCGGTCGCCGCTGTCCGCGATGCCGATCCGAAGAACCCTGTCGGCACCGAGCGCCGAACCGCAGACGGCACCGTGTGGGTGCGCAAAGCCTGATCAAAGGAAGTTCAATGTCAGCCAATCACCCGACCTTCAGCGCATCCGGCCCGGATGCCACCTACACGCCAGCAACGTTCAATGACGTGGACGGCAGCTATCAAAAGGGCGTCACGCCGGCCGTGCTCTTGGCAGGCCAAATTGGCGCTGTCAGTGTCGGGCTCAACAACGTTGTCTCGGCGAGTACAGGATACGCCATCGGTGATATCGCCGGCCTTGTGACCCGATACGATGCTGCAAGCAAGCAGCTCTTCACCTACTGGCAGAACTTCACGTCAGGCACGCTTCCTAGCGGTGCACCGGCCGCCGGTAGCTACACCCCGTCTCCTCTGATGGGCTTGCCGCAGGGCGAGGCCCACCTCGGCGCGATCAGCGGCGGCTCTCAGCTCGTGAAGCTTCAGTGGAACCGCCCTGCGAACACAACGCCCTATGACAACGGTGATCTGATCGGGAAGACGACGACCGTCACCAGCCCGTCTGACGGCACCGGCAACGCCCTGATCGCGTTCGGCGCCCGCATCGCCAACGCGCCGATCAACCTCGTCCGCGCCCGCATGTGGAAGTCGAGCCCGTCGCTCACTGGCGCCACCTTCCACCTCCACTTCTTCGAGGAAGTGCCGACCCTGACGGTGGGTGACAACGGCGCTTTCAACTCCACCCCGACCGGGACCGGCGGCACTCTCGCCTGTGACCGGGTGCGCTTCTACGCCGGCAAGCTGACGGTGGTCATGGACAGCTCGCGCTCTGACGGCTGCACGGGCATCGCCACGCCGCAGATCGGCAGCCAGATCATCCTCAACCCGGCCTTTGGCACCAAGGCGTTCTACGTCGTGGTGGAAGCGGGTGCAGCCTACACGCCGGCCAACACCGAAGCCTTCGGCCTCACCTTCGAAATCTATCAGGACTGAGGGAGACCAGCATGGCAACGACCTTCCTCGACCTCACCACGGCCTGGCAGCAGATCAGCACGACCGCCACGGCCGTTCAGATCACGTCTGGGACCATCCTGGTTCAGGTGCAGACGGCATCGCCCGCAAGCAATGACACTCGCGGTCACGTCTTCTTCAACGGCGATCTCCCCGGCGTCAGCTGGGAAGCAGCGACAGCCGGTGAGAAGCTTTATGCGCGAGCGCGTGAAGGCGTTGCGACGCTCGCGCTGACGCCGGACATCGGGTGAGAAGGCGCGAGCACGTGGTTCAGCATGGCGTCCATCTTGAGAACTGTGGGACGGCCTCGTGCTGGACAGCCCTAGCCGGAGAACGAGCCGAAGCCCTCGAAGTCGGATGTCGAAGGAACGACCTTGCTCGGCACGCTGAAGTGCTTCTGCGATGCGTCCCGGATGCGGTCGTCCTGAACCAGCTCCAAACGCTGGTTGCTGTTCGCGACGCTGGAGACATGACGCTTCTCAATCGCGGCGTCCGACAAAGGGCAATGCTTGGGCGTGATGTAGTTGCGCATTCGGGTAATCCCGCTGGTATGCCACGGCTGTCTGGATGTGAGCAGAGAATGCATTGCATCGCACCGTGTTCCTCGCAAGTGCGAAATCACGAGGTCGCAGGGGCAGCGCTATGCGCAAACCGGCGCGAGCATGTTCAAGACCGACCGCCTACAATGATCAAAGGGGCAGGTCGCACCCTATCTCGGAGGTACGCAGGTGATGCAGATACACGAACGGCGGGACTTTCGCCCCGCCGTCTGCCGTCTCGAAGATCGATAGTACTAGTAGGCGGCGCCACGGCGGCTGCCGCGATCCTGATACATCATCTCTTCGTTCTGCTCGTCCTGCTCATAGCGAGCCGAACGATCGCCACGACGCGGAGCAATCGTGCCCGTCACGATGTCATCGGCTGCGCCGACAGTCCCGCCAACCACGCCACCGACTGCACCGGTCACGCCGCCAACGACATTGCCAACGCCGCCGAGGAGACCGCCCTGCGAACGCGGCGGGTCAATGTGAGCGCCCCATACATTGAGGGTGCCGTCACGGTTGTAGCTGGAGCTGTCCGAGTTGAAGTTCTGGGCGAAGCTCGGGGACGCTGCAAAGCCGATGGCGAGCGCGATACCTGCAACGATCTTGGAAGAGGTCTTCATAATGGATCCTTTCGTCGTTCACGCGATCAGGGAGCGAATACGCAGCTCTATAATCAGGTGAAGGATTGGCGTTGGACCCTACTTCGTGCGCCTATTCTGGTACACAACCTGATCTGCACATCAGGTCGCGGGCGTATAGTTCTAGTTCGAGGAGAGCGCCTGGACATATTGCGCCGCGACATTGCCAGCGAGCGAAAAAGCCCAACGTGGGCAGATGGTTCCGTTCTCTGGCCCAAATGGGCGGTGCAGCGCAGCAATCCACCTATGCACTCAGGTCAGCGCGAGTTCCAGGGTCCTAGATTGCCCCCGCCAGGGACACGGGTCCGCCCGAGTGCAGTAGCTCTCTAGGTGCAGACTTCTGAAGTGGGTTGTTGTTGTTTCTTTCGAGGATTAATAGATGGCTGAGACCCTTAACCGGAAGCAGATCGCAGATCTCTGCAAGGTCAGCCTTCCTACAATCGACGCATGGGTTGGTCGCGGCTGTCCAGTCGTGGAATACGGCAGCAATGGACGATCCTACAAGTTCAACGCGCGCGACGTGTTGGGATGGCGCAGGCGGTATTCCTATCAGCCTAAGCGTCGGAATCCCGTTTTTGTGGAAGTCGTCGGACGATTGGTGCGTGAGGTTGCCATGACGGTCGGTCCGGCAGCGGTAAAGGCCGGAGCATCGATCCGAACAGCCTATGGCCTTGAGTCCCTGCTGACCATCCGGCTGGCGACGTTTGCGCAGGACTCTCTTGCTCGCAATGGACACCACGGCGTCAGCCTCCTCGAAGACTACCTCACCATTGAGGACGAGACGGATTGGCAAGGCATCGCCGACGAGGCGGGCCAGAGCTTCGATCAGGACGAATGCACGCAGTTCGCTGACGACCTGATCTTCCCGCCGGGCTGGAAGCCGCCGCAGGGGTCTCCCGCCGCTCTCGCGGCGGAGCAGCAGGAGAAGCCCGATGTCTGAGCCGCCTCGCGTCACGCTCACAGACGAAGCGCCAAAAGTCGTCCGCATCCCGAAGGCCGAGCGGCTGTTCGTGGATGCGCCGGAGCCCGGCACCTACCGCGATCCCTTCACGGGCAAGCTGATGCGGCTGCGCAAGCGCCAGGGCAGCGAGTGGTGGGGCACCCTGCTCGACCGCATCCACCGCTAAGCCAAAGCCAGAGAGGTATGATCTATGTCTGACCCCGATCTGATCTGCGAGGTTCGCACCACGGATGGCACCTACCGCAACTGGCTTTCGGTTGCGATGACACAGTCTTTCGATGATCGAAACGGCTTCCGCAATTTTCGTCTGATCTGTGCCGAGCCGAGCGCAGTCGCCAACCTCAGGCTGAAGCCCGGCGACAGGGTGGACATCGCCTTGGCGGGACAAGTGGTCGTGAAAGAGGGCTACATCGTCAATCGTCAAGCAGCCTATGATGCGAACCGCCACGTCGTGCAGATTGATGGCTACTCAAAGGGTGGGCAAACCACGCGAGCGTCAATCAACGAGGGCACGGGTCAGTTTCGCGGCTACAAGCTCGAAGCAATCGCGAACTCGGTCCTCAAGCCGCACGGAATCAAGTTCAAGGTCGTCAACCCGCCGGACGGCGCGGACGAGCCCTTCACAAACGTGCAGGTTCGGTTCGGTGAGACGCCGTTTCAGCTGATTTCCCGGCTGTGTAATCAGCGCGGGCTCTGGATCAGCTCCGAGGCGGACGGCACGATGGTGGCCGGCGCGGACACGAAGGGCGGTGGCGTGACCTTCGAGGAAGGCGTCAACATCCTTTCGGCGAACTGCTCCATCGCGATGCCCTCGGTTCAGGAGGTCATCGTCAACGCGCAGAAGCCCGGCTCGGACAGCTTGTTCGGGAGGAAGGCGGCCGAGATCCAGGCCAAGGCCACGATGCAGGGGCCGAAAGGGCAGGTTCGTAAGGTCCTAGCCGAGATGCCGCTGAACGAAAAAGAGCTGAAGCTGCGCACCAACATGGAAGTCCAGGCGATTGAGGCTTCGCTCGTCCGGGTCAGCATCACCTACCAAGGCTGGCTGCGGCCCGGTATAGGCGGATTGTGGGAGCTTGCGCACGACTACGCGACCATCAAGTCGCCGATGCTGTTCCCGACCGAAAGCGGGCAGATGAAGATGAAGCTTTGGAGCTACGTCTACTCGCAGTCCGAAGCCGGAACGACCACGACGTGCGAGTTCGTGAGCGAGAAGGCGTTCGAGCAGAAAGCCGCCGATGCCACAAAAAACGATGGGTTCATCAGCAATGGTGCTTCGCTGGCTGTGCCAGAGGCGGTGACGTGAACGTGTCCAAGAGCCGTCAGATGTAAAAGACGGGCATCTGACGGGCGTCCCTTTTCAATCCAAGCGGGTCAAATGCCGGTCCTGCGCCTCCCAAAACTAGCTATTGCAGCCGCCGCCAAATTCAGATCACCTCGTCATGGCCACTGGGAACGCCCGGTAGCCCAGGACGAAGGGCCGCCCGTGGAAGTCGGGAACGCCTCGGATGCGTGATCAGCTGGTGGCGGACGACGGAGTCTCCGATCAATCCGAGGAATTCGTCACGAGGCCGGGGCGGGGGGCGAGAGCGCAGCCTCAGCCGATACCGCCCTGGCTCGGACGCGCCGACGTAGTCCTAAGCAGCGGAATGCGCCGTTCGGCCTCTGACAGGATAAGGCTGGAGCGACGCATTCCGTTGGTCGTTCGGCTTCTGACAGGATGAAACCGCAGCGACGGCTCACCTATGCGACGATGCCCGCACAAGACAAGCGTTTGAGACTACCTGAGTGGCTCACCGCGCAAGCCGAAATTTCCTGGGCGGTTTAACATCGTCAACAGGGACGAGCCTCAGCCTGCCGGCGAGCGCAATCAAATCCTTCAGGCGTCCCGTCTGGGTTTTACGGCGTAGGTTGAGACGGTGGGACTCCACAGTGCGGACGCTGAGGTCCAGCCGGCGCGCCACATCCTTATTGCTGAACCCCGCACTCAGCATGCGCAGGATCTCTGTCTCTCGATGCGTAAGGTCGAGACCAAGGGGCTCCGTGGCGACAACAGGAGGTGTGCCAGCCTCGTGGGGCAGGCTCTCACCACAGAGCGTCAGCGCTGCTCGGAGATCGTCCAACGAGGGGCGCCGTGTGACAAAGCTATCTGCACCAGCGTCCACCAGCTGCCGCAGTTTGACCGCGTCCATAACTTGAATGGCCACTACGATGCGCAAGCTCGGCCATTGCTTCTTCAGCGTGGTGATCCGCACGAGTGCAGACGCAACCGTCGCGTCTTGCACGCCGATAAGCGCTGCTTTGCACTGCGGCTTAGATTGAGCCAGCTCCGCGTCGGATATCATCTGAAGCGAGGGCATCTGCTCCACGATCGATCGTAGCGCCGGATCAGTTGCCGCTAACTGGTCCTCGTAGAGAACGCCTACAGCCGCACTCATATCGTTTGCCTGTCCCAACCCCGCTTGAAACGCTCAGGGGAACTCGCAACGGCAAAGTCACAGATTCCGTTCCACCGCCATCTTCTCGCTTTGGATCAAGCCGGGCCACGCCACATCTTGATCCTGCCCAACGCAACAACCTGGCCTGAGAGCAACGCAAGACGACGCCACAAAAGATGGCGGGTCCTTCAATCTCGGGAACTCAGCGGCACAGCCGGAGGCGGCGACGTCGAGGGATCAATCGAACCTGTGGCCCGCCAGCCCTAGGCGCCTTCTTCGCGATCCTTCACTCCATCCGGCCCCCCACCACTCGCCGGATCCCATGCCAGCCTCACCGAAGCCCAAGCTCGTCCCCGCCGACCCACAGCTCTGGCGCCAGGGTTTTCTCGACCTCCGGCCCAGCGTCGTTCCGTGCCCTGGCTTCACGCTTCAGTCCTGGGGCGGCGCGCACGAGGCGTGCATCGACTTCTTGGACCGCTGGGCGGATCAGGCTGTTGCCCTGGGTTGGACGACGCTGGACGTGTTCGGCGTCCATCCTGAGGCTGGCACTGTTCGCCCCGACTTTTGCGGCGCGATGGTGCTCGGCACCGAGCGAGTGTCTGGAATCGACGAGACCCGCATGCGCTTCGTGAACACGACCTACTACCGGAACACGCCTGGCCGCCCCAGTGGCGCGGTGCCGCTGTGGGCCTTCGGCCGGTGATGCTGGCCCGCTGCGTGCTATCTCTGCCGAATGGCTGAGAACCCCACGACCGGCGACCTCTACAAGGCGAAGGCCATCCTCGATGCGGACGTGGTCGCCGCTGTCGAAGCCTTTATGGCCGACCCAACGACGACGGCCTTTCTGTTCAGTGACGGCTACCGAATCGATCTCGCTGAGGCCGTGAGCAGTCACGAGTGGGCGAAGGTCACTGTCGCGAACAGAGATGCCACTGAGCACTTGAAGCGTGTCGCCGTGCGTACCGCAATCCTGCTGGCCCGTCCGGAGAAGGTATAACGATGGCCGACAACGAAGTGGACGATGCCCTGTTGAGGCAGGCGTTTCGCTACCTTCTGGAGCAGGGTGAGCCGATCAAGCTGATTGGCGAAGCTGAAGTGCTGGCGTTCGAAATGGCAGGCCGATCCGTCAGTGCAAGCCAAGTCGTCTTGAAGGCTTATGCGGCAGGGATGGCCGGCACCGCTTAG